CAATTCCTTCCTTTTTCTTGAGCTCGGTCTTTTGGAATGATAGAATCGTATCCCACTCGCTATTCGGTATTTGCTGATTGCGCGACGACGGGGTTGAACGGGTAATTGAATGTATGCCAGCTCCGCTGCCGCCTCCGCTGGTTCCTGCTCCTGTGCCGCATCCGCCGCTGCTACCGAAACGACTTTGGAACGTATTCGCACTGCTTCCTGCGACATGATATCCGGTATTGCCGCAGCCAACGGGAGTTACTCCCCCTAACCGAAAATCGCCTGGTTCGCGAACGGGAAAAACGGGTGTTTTGATATAAGTTGGCGCGCCCACCAAATCCGCTAAATCCGAGACCGACTTGATAACCTCGTCGGGTAATTTCAGGTCGAATCCCATATTCATAAATGCTGCATAATCCGGAAGGTCGTAACGATGTGTTATTTTTGCCATGACGTTCGTAGCGGGTGGTGCCTATAATATTACGTATATAAGTTTTATATCAATTTTTTACACTAATATGAAATGATATATAGTGTTTGTATTCCAATATTACATCAGCAACCCAACAATCAAACAAACTTAAATGTATTCTACTATGATTATTAGACATATCCGATATTTATTCGTGACTTACTTTCGAGACCATCCTTTATTATGTCAATTAGCGACGATACTCCAAGTATTCAATCTTCTTCCTCCGACGGCTCCGGCTCCGCCTCTTATCCCGAATTCAAAGTGTGGGAGGACGTCGGCGAAATTTCCGCCGATCTTCTTCGTGGGATTTACGCTTACGGTTTTGAAAAACCCAGCAATATTCAACAAAAATCAATATTATCCATTATTCAAGGTCGTGATGTAATCGCACAAGCGCAATCCGGAACAGGAAAAACCGGCGCATTCACAGTCGCAGCACTTCAGGGTGTTGATGTGAGTAAAGCCAAGACACAGGTGCTCATTCTTGCTCCTACTCGCGAACTGGCCCGTCAAATTTATGACGTGATTCAAGGAATTGGCGCGATGATGACCGGACTTACGATGCGTCTGCTCGTTGGTGGAACTTCAACCGCCGATGACGCCGCGGATTTGCGTAAATCAACGCCGCATATTATTGTCGGGTGCCCCGGTCGCGTATTCGACATGATTCGTCGCAATCACATTCAAAGCTCGAGTGTTCATATGCTGGTGCTCGATGAAGCCGATGAGATGCTCTCAGCCGGTTTTAATGACCAAATCTACAATATTTTCCAGTATATGCCGTCTGAAATCCAAGTTATTCTCTTCAGCGCAACGATGCCGCCCGATTTATACAGTCTGACTGAGAAGTTCATGCGAAATCCTGTAAATATTCAGGTAAAGGCAGAGCAACTTACACTAGAAGGGATTCAACAGCATTATGTCGCATTGGACGACGATGTTCAGAAGTATCTGACCCTGAAAGACCTTTTCAAGACGATTTCACTTTCACAGTGTATTATTTTCTGTAATTCGACGAAGCGTGTGGCCGACCTTCACGAGGCGATGCTTTTTGACGGCTTCCCCGTTTGCTGTATTCATAGCGGAATGGAAAAGGGTGATAACCGCGAGCGCGATAAGGCGTATCAGGAATTCAAGGCGGGTGTTCATCGTGTCCTGATTTCATCGAATGTCACCGCTCGTGGTATCGACATTCAGCAAGTGAGTACCGTTATCAACTTTGACATGCCACAGGACGTTCATATCTATCTTCATCGTATTGGCCGTTCTGGACGTTGGGGACGCAAGGGTGTTGCGATCAACTTTGTTACTCGCCGTGATATGCGTATCAAGAAGGAGATTGAGGCATATTATGAGACAGTGATTACAGAGTTGCCGGTGAATTTCATGGAAGGGATTTAGATATTCGTGAAATATAAGCGGGGTGGTAGTAGTAATAATGGTAGTAGTAGTGAGTTTAATTTAATATATTATATTGTTGCGTCATAACAATACAATACAATGTCGGCTTGTTCTTTTAGCGTATGTTCTTTGATTACAGATGTACATGATTCGGTGAATGAAATGCCGCGCGAACCTGATGAAGTGAAATCGTTATTATTAGAACATTTAGGGTTCGGTAATAAACCGGTATCCAAGTGTGTTGATGCGAAGGCGGGGATTGATGGTGTTACGCAAGAATGCGCATTCAAACACCCTATTTCTTATACTAACCCAGAAAAATTACATGAACTACCTACTTCTATTATCGAAGACCTTGAACTACTTCAAGTGAAACCGAAATTAAATGTAGGAGGCAGTTGTTCCACCGACGTGGCCGACGCGGCCGTACATGGCCTATATCATTATATATTCTCGCCAAAATCCGTTTATGGCACCGAGCATCTGCCCATTTGGAGTAAGTATTATACTACAGATATCGAATACTTAAAACATACCCAAACGTTACTGGAAATGTTCGATAACGAGCTATTGGAGCGATGTATCGCGCAAAATACCGAGCAGAGCACGAGCATTGAAGCATTTTCAAACATGAAGCTTATATGGACAGAATTCCGCGGAACCGGTAAAATCCATGATTTCAAAGAGAAATTCAGTTATGTCGAGACACCATTCCTCTCGAAACTCAATACATCATCATCCTTTCTCCAGTTTTTGAGCTTATACAATATTTCATCGCCGGTTATCGCACTACTTACACCAATTATAGTTTTGATTATTCCGTTTTTCGTATTGTTAATTAAAGGACTGGGTGTCTCGTTGTCGGAGTACGTCGATATTTTGAAAGAAATCATAAGTCAGCATTCAGTGGGTAAATTTTTGACACAATTTGAAACAGTGAGTATCGAACAAAAAATGTATATACTAATGTCGGTGGTGTTTTATTTCATCCAGATTTATCAAAATATCATGGCGTGTGTTCGATTTTACAATAATATTAAGTTGGTTCATACCCACATTCATACAATCAACGGCTATCTCACCGCGACGGGTGTGAATATGAGCTATATGATTCAACTTATTCAGACATACCATCTCTCGACCTATGAACCATTCCGCGAAGAACTCTCCGAGAGATACAGGCTACTCGAAGAGGTCACACGGGCACTTACCGATATCTCTCCATTTTCAGTATCTGTAAGCAAGTTTTTTCAGATTGGATATGTGATGAAGAATTATTATTCTCTGTTTTCACAGACTGACCTGAATGAACTACTGGAATACAGTTTTGGATTTAATGCGTATATCGAGCATCTTACCGCGTGTAGAAGCTTTGTGATCGACGGAATGGTAAAGAAATGCTCGTTCGTTGTCGGCATGGACGAAGAACAACAATTAGCGCCGGTTGATGATGAAAAACACGCCGAAGACGACGTAGCCGCTGATGCCGACGTCGATGCCGATGCCGCTGATTCCGCCGATGCCGACGCCGCGGTTCTTCCTCCACCACCGGCTCCTGTAGCCCGAAAGAATATCACAAAACTGACTTCACAAATATATGCGCCATTGAAAGCTCATGATGCGGCCAAGGTTGTCGCAAATGATATCACACTCGACAAACAACTTATTATAACAGGACCGAATGCCGCGGGAAAAACCACCGTTATAAAATCAACACTCTTCAATATTATTATCTCTCAGCAAATAGGGTTTGGGTTTTATGAACACGCCGAAATCAATCCATACGACTACCTTCACTGTTACTTAAATATTCCAGATACTTCGGGACGCGACAGTCTCTTTCAGGCCGAATCACGCCGTTGTATGGAGATTCTGCGTTGTATTATAGATAATCCCACGAAACGACATTTCTGTATCTTTGACGAGCTCTACTCCGGAACAAATCCGTATGAGGCAGTCGCGGCAGCTTATGGTTATATCGACTATATTTCCAAAAATCCGAAAGTAGATCTCATTCTTACAACGCATTATATCGAGCTTTGCGAGCTTCTCGAAACACGGAATTCGGGAGTAATATCAAACCTTCACATGTCAGTGTGCTCTGAAACGGGTGGGTATTTGTATAAGATTGCGGATGGTATTTCGACGATTAAAGGCGGCCTGAAAGTTCTTCGCGATCTGGATTATCCAAGCGAAATCGTGGAGAGTGCGAGGCTTATTATTGAGAAAAAATAATACTACGGGAAAATCCTAACACCCGCATTCAATCATCATCAAATCGTTTATTACGCCTGATTTCTGCGGTCCAATCTCTCAACTCTTGTTGAGCATAATCTAATTCCCAATCACCAATGTTGTCTTCGATCGGATCGTTGTTGTACCATGATTCATCGTGATCGTCATCATCGGATGCGGCGGCGGCGGCTGCTTCTTCGGCGGTGGCGGCGGCCGCGATATACTCACGCAATTGTCGCGTATAATTATGATAATCTGGGTCGTCCGTTTCAGTAACCCTCTTCAATGAAACGACACAACTGTGAAACATCCGAACATGGCCTGAAAATGGCGATGTTGTGGGTGTCTTGGCAACGACGTCAAATATTTTATTCAAATCCCCCCATGATTGTTCGTCGTTGTGTGTAAATTTCCCTTGATACAACGATACAGTCAAATAGTTTATCATATTCGCCATCGTCGCTATTACAGGTACGGGGGCGCTCACGACGACATCGGGGGTAGTGGTATCATTTTGTTCGGCCATTCCGTTCTGCGTAGTAAACACGTAACTTTATCCATAATAAATTACGTGTTTCATTTTACTTCAATTTTATTGTTCGATACATTGCGTCGTCTTGTCAATGAGGACATTTTTCGCAACCCGACGTATCACTTTCGATATATTACCTTCTTGCGCACCATCGGTTATTATCTTTGATAGTTTGAAATAACGGTCATTATCTTTAGTGTGGCTTTTCATACATTGCGGATGACGCGCGGCCCACTCACCCATAAGACTGACATTTTTATGCTCAACAGCAAGCACCGCATTCGTCATTTTGGCGTGGTCTGGGCCATCGCACTCCCACTTGTCGGCATCTTTGACATACATTGTTTCTCGTTTGATATCACTACAATGAACTGGGCGTTTGTGTAATTCCGTTTTATTCAAATTTGTAATGAGAATATTCGACATCCCTTCGACATAACCGAGTTTTCCTACATTTTCAAGGTCGTCTGTATTCAACTGAATCGAATTCACGAAATCCTTCATATTCATCGCATCTTTACATTTCTCGTTCAAGAAAAACGGCATATTGAATGTTTGATTATAACAATTGGTCAGGTTGTTGGTGTTGGTGTTGGTAATGGGCGTCGAAGTCGTAATCGCCGACATACTCGTTTTATACATATCCAATATCTGTGTTTTGAATTCGTGGTTCATATGCATCATCGCGGTAATTACATTCTTGAGTTCCGCGGTACTCTCGAGTTTCGAAGCATCGATTACCTTCATGATACATGACGCGCCGTATTTTTTATTATGCCGCCATAATCCGGTTCGGTTGATATAATGTCGCTTACAATACTTACATTCATAGGCCGCGGAGGCCGCGGAGGCAGCGTAAGTCACGTGACCACCACATCCATCCGAATCGGGATTGTATATCACGTTTTTTTGTTCATCTTCTTCATGGAGGTTGATTTGGACGATTTCGTTGATGGGTGTTTTTTGGGGGGTCGAAATATCGCAAATATTTGGGGGCGAGTTTTGGGGGATGCTTTCCGCCGCTGAATCGACCCCGCCCCCCGAAATGAGACTGTGAATGTAATTTTTACATTTGACGTTGGCAGAACATAACCGTTGATGCTTTGGTGATAAAAGATGCCGGTTGAAATCAAATTTGTTATTGGTTTTGATGTTACATGTATCACAGTAATACATGATGTGATTTTCAGTGTTGCGTAAAATGGTGCCTAAATGGCGGGTCTTATACACATGGAGGAGAAAAACGCCCCCGACGGACGGACGCGGAGGGGTGGCCGGAAAAGGCGTAAAAATTATCGTCACAAATATTTTGATTGATCGAAAAAAGTTGTGACTGGTCAGTCACAAAACACACAAAATTCGTGTTTCAAAAGTCCTACGCGAAATGCGAAAAAGGACATTCTTGGGCATGTTGCCTCCCGTTGCCATTTAAGCAACATTTTACGCAAGTGGATATTATTGAGATATATACTAGAGTTATGACGATATATCGTCTGGATATTTTCTATTTTTAAACGGAATATTTTTGGCTGAAAAGTGGTTGAACACGGACCTTCGGTCCTTCCTGCTCCGGACTTTTGGAATCGAATCGAATGGAATTCACCGTTTTCAAACGGAATATTTTTGGATGAAAAGTGGTTGAACGCCGACCTTCGGTCTTTCCTGCTCCGGACTTTTGGAATCGAATCGAATGGAATCCACCGTTTTCAAACGGAATATTTTTGGCTGAAAAGTGGTTGAACACGGACCTTCGGTCCTTCCTGCCCCGGACTTTTGGAATCGAATGGAATCCGGCAATATTCCGTTCAAATTTCAAATATAACATCGCCGATTATTATATTATAAACCGCGATTTACGAGAGAATGGGCGAGTTGAGTTTTTTAACGATAATTGTTAGTTTAGCCGTTTGCTCATTATTAGTATATGCGGCGTTTCAATACATGAAGGTTCGTTTGACCATTTTAGAGCAATCTCATAAAGAACAAGCGATGATTTTACAACAATTTATAGAAGAATCATCCAATGATATTCACCGATTATATCAGATTTCATCATCTTCCAACGGTGGCGCAATTCCAACGAACGGAAGTATTATACTTGAATATGCGAATGATAAGCCATCCGCTTATAATGAACCACATACAATTCATTTAGATACGGCCTTTTTTCAGAATAAACGCAATAGCAACCTTATTGAAATTTCATCGGATAGCGAAGATACGACAGAAGGCGAGAGCAGCGAGAGCAGCGAGAGCAGCGAGAGCAGCGACGATGATGAGGGATGCGCCGATAGCGGCAGCGAGATCAGTGAGAGCAGCGACCGCGAAAGTGTTCCAGACCACGACGACGGTGGAGAGAAACAACTCGATGTAACAACAATCCTGATGAACAACGACACAGAAGAAGAATATATGGCGCCAGTTATCTCCGAAATTGTAAGATCACCTGAAATAAAGTTAGTCATGGTTGATTTAGGGATAACTCAAGAACCAGAAATAAAGGCAGCGGAAGCATCAGAAGCGGCAGTCATTCCGATATCATTAACTCTAGAATCATTGATGATAGAACCCGATGAAATCTCAGTAGAATCCACCACCACCACCCCCGCACCAGCCACGACTAACAATTCATCGCACGCTACTATACCTCTAGCAAGTATGCCTGTTCCAGATCTTAAACTTCTTCTTAAGGATAAATACAAGAATCACCCCGAAAAACACGCCGAAATCCAAAAACTGAAAAAGGCCGAACTAATCTTTGCTTTACAACAACAAACACAGTAATGTAGATTTTTATTCTCATAATATACATAATAATGTCGCTTTCGCAACCACATTGGGCCAAGAATTATAGTTCGAGTCATAATGTCTATTTCGATTTTCCACCGCTTATGACAGATGGACGTAATTTTTCAGGCTGGCAGCCAGGTAACGCCGTGAATGATTCGATTCGCCGCTCCGAAAACATCAAATCCAACTGGGATTATCGCCGGTATTTGACAACAAACGCCGACCAGATTATGAGTATCAACCGTATTGATGCCGTGAATATGTCGAATCATGGTTCATTTGAGGTGAATTCTTATGAACAAGAACAGCGAAATGTTCCTTTCATGTATTCATCTGTTATGGATACGAGAGAACCGTTTGGTTATGTCCAGAGCGACCTCAAGGATGTCTATCTCTCGAGAGAGTCACTTCAATCCCGTATGGTTGCGCCAGAAATCACACAAGAGCAGGTGCTTGCTTTCCAGAGCCAGCGTCAGCAACAGCAACAGCAGCAACAGCAGCCACAGCAGCAGAGACGATAAGCAGTGCGCGAGAGATCTAACATATATAAACCCTTATTTGTAATGATTGTTATATTCAACCATTACAAACAACGAGAGATGAGAATCATCAGTTTCGATGTAGGTATGAAGAATTTAGCATATTGTTTATTTCATATACCAGATTCTCTCGTCACATCGACGTCGGCTTCTTCGGCAACGAACCTCATTCATCACATCAATATCGAGAGATGGGATGTAATCGATTTACGATTTGAACCTGTAACGAACCATGAAACTTCAACTTCTACTACAGAGGTCATCGCCTCAGTACCGAAACGAACATGTAAAAACGACAGTAAACTAGCCAAGTGGATGTATTTACCGAGTAATTCAAACACAGACGCACCGAATGTGGCGCAGGCCGCGTTATTGTATTGTGCGAAGTGTGCCGATAAATCCAATTATAAAGTACCATCTCGAGAGATTTTGCCATTAAAACGCAAGCCCGAGCTTATCATGAAGAAGAAGTTGGATGAACTTATGGATATTAAGGCAAATCTCTCCGCAGCGGCGACGGCGGCGACCCCCGCACAGAACATTAAACTCAGGAAGGCCGACCTAATCAAAGAAATCACGACGATACTTTCGAGAGATTATGTGGAACCGTTCGAAGAGAGTAAATATACTATTTATAATACTACTGGATGTACCGCCACAAACACGGTAAAACCCAAAAAGCCAAACTATACGTATGCGCATGACCTAGATTTAATCACATATGGCCGTAATTTAATGAAACATCTCGATGTCATTCTGTACTCATCTACTACCTATACACCCTCGATCGATATGATGATTATTGAAAATCAAATTAGTACGCTCGCCTCTCGCATGAAAACACTCCAAGGAATGATTACGCAGTATTTCATTATGAAGAATATACCGCAAATCGAGTTCATCTCGGCATCATGTAAACTGAAACTTTTCACGGATTCTACGCATCATGCCGCCGCCGACGACGACGACACCAGCGCCGCCGACGAATTACTTGTAGATGCTTCAACTTACGCCGACCGCAAGAAGTCGGGTATAGCAGTTTGCCGCTCTCTCGGCGAAATCTCTCGAAAACGTAATTCGGATTATGCGAAATGGATGCCCGTCTTTGAAAATCATAAAAAAAAGGATGACCTCGCCGATTGTTTTTTACAGGGCTTATGGCGTGTTCATTTACTATGTGCGGTGTGAATGAAATAATAATGTATTCCGAATATTCATATAACCGACGACTATTTTAGTATAAAGATTACGATCTAATATATTACATACGATGGCGGAAGAAATTGATTTAGGTGCTTTGGATACGATGCCGACATTTACATTCGGTAGCGGTAGTAAGTCGTCTGGAGGCGGTGGCGGCGGCGGCGGTTCGAATTTCGGAGGTGGAATAGAACTTCTCATGAATAATAAGTTTAAAGACAGTGACCGCAAGGGCGGTGGTGGCGGTAGCGGAGATATTGATTTAAGCGAATTGGCTGACCTTGAAAATGAACTGAATGACTTAAGTAATGTCAAGCGAGGTTCCGACGCTGATAACGGCGGCGGTGGCGGCGGCAGCAGCGGCGGCGGATTTTTAGGTGGAATATTCAATTTAAGTAAATCAGATGCTGAGGGCGGTAACAATGGCGGCGGCGGTGGCAGCAGCGGTGGCGGTATTCATTTAGGACAATCGACTTCACACACTGACGCCGACAATCGCACATGGGATGGATATGGCAAATTCAATGATATTCCACTGGATCCTGACGCAAATGTAGATCCCACACCCCAGCTCTCGAAAGAGGAAATGTTGAAGGAAAAGTTCAAGCTTCTTCGTAAACTGGAGGAATTAGAACAGAAGGGTGTCCAACTTACAAAACGTTATTCGATGGATTCATCTTACCAAGAGATGAAGGGCGAATATGATACGCAAATGGAAGAGCGTGAGCGCCATAACAGTACGAAATTTCAAGGCAAGATGCTTCTCGCATGTATTACTGGTTTAGAGTTTTTGAACAACAAGTTTGACCCATTTGATCTGAAACTTGATGGATGGTCGGAGCAAGTGAATGAGAACCTCAGTGAATATGATGAAATATTTGGCGAGCTTCACGAGAAATACAAATCAAAGGCCAAGATGTCGCCGGAATTGAAACTCATGTTCCAATTGGGTGGAAGTGCGATTATGCTTCATATGACAAATACAATGTTCAAATCTGCGCTGCCTGGAATGGATGATATTATGCGCCAGAACCCAGAGTTAATGCAGCAATTTACGCAAGCCGCAGTTTCTTCGATGTCGGGTAATTTAGGCGGTGGCGGTGGCGGTGGCGGTGGCGGTGGCGGCGGTGGCGGGCGCGGGTCCGGATTTGGCAATTTCATGAATGATATCATCGGCGGTAGTGGCGGCGGCGGTCGTAATAACGAACCTCCACAATATGCTCAACAACGTCCTCCTCCTCCACCTATCGCGACCAAGGGGCCACTCGCGCCACCACCACCAGTTCGTCCAGGAGCAACTGCGATGCCGATGCCGATGCCGATGATGCAGCAACAGCAACAGCAACAGCACTACGCAGAGCAGAAATCAAGACGGCCTGAAATGCGCGGCCCATCCACTGATGTCAGTGATATGATGTCTCGTCTTAAGACCAAGACGATTAATATTCAACCATCCGGTTCTACGCAGCAGTCGAGTGATCTAGCGCCCAATATTACACTCCAGAATATTCTCTCGGGAATGACCGGCGGCGGCAATGGCAATGGCAATGGCAATGGCAATGGCAACGGCGACGACATTTCTCTCGACGCAAATGTAATCAACGTATCTAGTTTAGGTGATATTCCGCAAGATTCCACGCCACATAAATCAAAGCGCCGACAACGTTCTGAGAGAAATACGGTGAGT